TACCGGAATGATATTTATTAGGTACATCATTTACAAGCCATTTTAACTTATTAATAAATTGTTTACTTGTCATTACTTTATTCATGTTCTTCCTCCTCCTTTTCTTCAACTTCTGGTATACCAGCTATTGATGTTAATATTGATAAAATTCCCGCCAACAAACTAGCACTACCTACTTGTAACCAATTGATATCACTCATTACTGTACCAACGCTTATTAAAGCTATTGCAGTTTGTGCTATTGTTTTAATTGCTCTTATACTTGCACATTTTAACCATAATTTAAAATTGCTTCTCATTTTATCACCTCGCTTTCTTATTTCCAAAATCCAATTGCTATGTATGAATATTGTAATATTGTAGAACTAGATGAATTGGGTCTACGCCAGTTTACACGTGATATTCCATTTTCATCATAAGTAATATCTCCCAATATACCACCAACGTTATTTGCAATTTGCGTAGCAACTAATTCAGGTTGTGATATAAATGGATAAGGAAAAGTTGTGGCTCCAGCAGTTGAATTTAAAGATGTTTCATATAAATTTGACCAAGCAGTTGTTATTGTGTAATCATCTTCAATTATATTTCTACATATTAATAATCCATTTGAAAATTTTATATACTCACCATTTGCATTACTTCCTGTTTCTATTGCTGAAATATCTTCACCTTTAATCGTAGCACGAATAAAATCTACTCTATCTTTGTACTCACTCCATACTGCTTCACCAACTGTTATTCCTTTAAGAGTGTTATCTGAATAGTAATTATCTTCTATCTGAACTCTTATGTTATATGCTTTTTGATAATCAAAGTAATTACTTTGTGTAGTATCATTTGTTCCAATTTCGTAATTAGTAACTGTTACTCTGCCATTATTTGTGTTAATACTTGCACTTGGTACTGTATTCCAAGTACTAGGCTCGGTTGTTCCTTTTTCCCAATACCTGTATTTAATTACAGGATTATTTGTAGTACTACCTATTTGTCCTACCCAGTAATTACCAGCAACATTAAGCAAACATCTACCACTTGTCTGTCCATTTCTTTTTGTAGTTGTTGAAGTAGGCTCTATTGTAGGCTTTTGATACAAGATATAATTACTATAATTTTGTGTTATTGAACCTACGGAATTATAGCTATCTTTAATACTTGCTTTGATAGGCAATACATTAGTTTCTACAAATAAATCAATATTTCTAAAATCAAAATCAATTATGTTACTTTGAGAGGTAATTGTATTTGTTCCATTTGAAATAGAATAGTCAGTTATTGATACATCATCATATACTATACCCTGTAAAGTAAATCTTTTTTGTGAAAGATATTGAACGAATGTATCATTAGCTATTCCTAGTGATGTATTTAATTCTTGAACACTAGAAATAATTACTTCAGGTGATTTATGAAGAGTTGGAAGTATTACACTTGCACTACCACTCGATGTGTTATTAGCTAAACTTGTTCCACTTGGACCTTTTACTTGTCCAGAAATTGTTACTGTTTTATCAGCAGAACCCTCGTAATCAATAACATCTGTGTAAGTAGCAAATAACACATAACTATTTGAAATTGATTTTTCTGTTGAAAAGCCATTAAAATTATGTGTTGTATTATCACCAACTTTTACTTTACCTGTCCAAGAACGCCCCGTAGTACTCACGTTATTAGTTCTGTGTGCATATAAATTAGTAGTAACTATTGCACGATTATTTTGTGGATCGCCTACTGCTGTCCATTCGATTTTTCCTTGTAAATAGCCACTCGCAGGGAATACAATTGTTCCACTTATCGTTAATTCATTATCCATTTATTACCCTCCATTCCAAAAATGTCCAAAACATTCTTCGTTGTTAGAATCATTATATAATTGAGCAATAAACATTGGCTCATCATCAATTGAGTTTTTACCATATCTGTAAATACCAAATAAGTCCATATCTTTAAATTTAGAGCCATCTTTGGTTGTTTGACCAATAACAGTATTTCCATCTCTATAATAAGTTCCTACGTTGTTTATCTGTGTGTTTAATGTAGTGTCACTTTTAGAGATATTTAATCCGTTATTATCGAAAGTAAAGCCCTCGGTTGTTTTAACTGATGTTACTTCTCCATTTTCATCAATATTAGTAGATAAAACATCTATTTGTACTCCTTGTGAATTTAACGTTGCTCTTGTACTAGCAACTTCTTCGCCTAGCTCATTTGTATCACTAACCAAAGCCTCAATTTGTCTTTCTTGTTTATTTACTATTAATGATATTTCACCAAGTTTTCTATCTGTTTTATCACTTTTTGAATAATCAGTTACGCTTGTCAGAGGCATATCAGTATGGATATTTTCTTCAAGTCCATCAGTAATTAAAGCCTCATCATTTAGCATAATGCAGGTATAATCTTTATTATCAATTCGTGAAGTATATCTATCACAAACATTATAATACATAATTCCTGTGCTTGTAAAATCATTCAAATAATATTCAAGCCCGTCAAGTTGTTCTAAAATGTCAGGAAGATAATCGCTTCTGTCATTAAAGTTCATAATTTGATTATCTTCAATTTTTAATTCACATAGACCATTTAATGCAATTGATTCATCATCTTGTAAAAATATATTATCCGCATCTGCACTTCGGCTTAATACAATAGAATTTATCGGTCCGTATTTTTCTCCGAAGTCCACTTTAACATCTTTGAAATTATCTTCTGTAATAACATCGTTAGTATCAGTTATATACCTTATTTCTAACTCGTCATCTTCTTCATTAATACATATAATACTTGCAGTTACTTGAGCTAGTTCATCTAATACGTCACGAAATTTATAACCTAGTGATTTGCCATCACTGTCTAAATATAGTTCGTTATTTATTACTCTGTTGTAATTTGCAAATTGAGTATTAGCATTCTTAAATGTTAAACCCAAGTATGCACAAATTGCACTTATGTAATTTCTTACCGTTATGGGATAAGTAATATTCATCGCTTCATAATCAACCATTGAGTAAAGCATTTTGTCATAGCAAGTTATCTTATAACTATTCAAATCTTCTTGTCTTTCACTTGTGTGGACAATATAATTTCCATAATTAAGATATTCATAAGTATTCCCTACTTTAACACCAAATTGATAATTAAGTATTGTTCCAACAGGAATATCCACGTTACTATCGATTTCTAATATTCGCATGATTGATTTTAAAATATCAGCATTATATCGTGGTGTAACAGAATTAAGGGATTCTTCCCCTAATTCTATTGTTTCACCATTTAATTCATAAGTTATTTTACTATTTAATTGTCTACCAAGAGTTGAAATATTAGTTTTTAATTGATTTGTATGCGTCTTCATTTAGCCTCCTAGTATTTTATTGGTGTAGTTGCAATTACACTTATATCAAAACTTTCGTTAGCTTTAGCGACATTTGAAAAAGTGTTTTTATTTAATGTTTCCCAGTCGCCTGTGTAAGTTTCAATTGTATTATTTCTTTTGTAATTAGAATCATAGTATAAAGTTTGTTGCCATGCACTATCCAAAATTGGCGAAATTGTTTCTAATTCTTGTTGGCTTAATGGAGCGAATGTTAATTTGAATTTCCAAATAATTCCTTTAAAAGTACCCGAAGTCTTACCTGATAAAGTATTTCTTCCTGTATCACTACCCCAAATTTTATTATGCCCATAAGAAATTTGCGTAACATATTTTCCAATATCAAAATTATTTATTAAAAAGTCACCATCATATAAATACATATTATCACCTACCCGTTAAAAGCAAACTTATCAACATTGCTAGTTTTTTGTTGCTCTCTACTTATTAATCTACTATTCATGTAATTATTTAAAATTGTATTAATTACAACATTACGACCGATTTCAGCCCCGAGTCTACTCATAGCCTCTTGATCTGTGAGAGGGATCACGCCTTCGGGACCTTTCTCGCCACCGATAGCTCCAAGTGGCACGCCTCTTCCAGGCATATTTATAATTCCACCTGTTGCTAATTTTGGAGGATAATATATAGCACCTTTTGCGTTTCTACTTCCTGCTGCTGATTTAACTGTTGTACTAATACTTACTGCTCCACTTTTTGCTAGGTTACCAAGCTCTTTAGTTAATAATTTAACTTTATCAATACTTTTTTGAATATCATTAGGAATTTTAGTTGTAAACGTTTTTGCAAAATCGGAAACTAAATTTTTGTTAGCATTTTCTACTGATTTATAAGATATTTCAACCCCGTTTTCAAATACTTGTATGATATTTCTGCCACCGTAAACTTCTTCTCTCACTTGTTTAAATGCATCTCTAACATTTTGAGGCAAATTTTGAGCAAATGTTGCTCTAGTAGATTTATCCATTTTGCTCATAACTGCAATAGTACTTTCTACCATGTCTTTAGCACTTATTTTACTATTATTATATCCTTCTAATAAAGTTTTAAAATATCCTTCATATTGTTCGGTTTCTTTATAAATTGCAGCACTTTGTTGCATTGCTTTTGATGTTGCTTCTACTTTTGATTTATTTAATTCGTTTGTGGCATCTTTTAAATTCTTTTGTGCTCCAGCGTTTTTTAAATATGCGTTATAAACTTCTAATTCAGCTTTAGTCATATTATCTATATTTTTAGTTCCTACCAAAACAGCATTAAATAAATCTTCGCCACTTAATTTATGTTTTTTTTCTGCGTCTGTTAATTCTTTTGACGCTTTTTTAGCATCATCCAATGCACTAGCATATTGATTATTTGCTTGTCTTAATTTATCTTTCGCATCTTTAAGTTCATTAGTTGCATCTTTAGCTGATATCATGCTTTTTTCGTCTTCTTGATTTTTAATAATAACATTGGCAATTCCACCAGCAAGTATTGAAAAAGTCGCAATTAAAGCACCAACTGGTCCACTAACTAATCCTGTTATTACTAATCCTAAAGCAACTAAAGCGCCCCCTAATGCTGCAAGTTCAACATTTGCTTGTTTTTGAGATAATGATAAATTATCCCAGTTAATAATTAAATTAGCAATTGATCCTCCCAATAAAACTAATCCTGCAACTAACACTCCTATTCCAACAGAAAATTTACTTAATCCTTCAGTAACACCCATTAATCCACCAATAAATGTTGTTAATTTCATTGCTACTAATGCCGCACCAATTGCTCCTAAAATTGTAACTACATAAGGACCATTATCCGCAATCCATTTAATCCATGATGGTATTGGTACATCCTCTATATTACCCAAATCAAAACTAGGCAATGCAATTCCACCACCGCCACCGCCTGTTGTAGTAGAACCATCTTGTAAAATGTTCATTTCATCAAATCCTAGCAGTGTCTTTTGTAATTCTTTTGCCGACTTATTGGCACCACCTATTGACTTTCTTGCTTTATCAAATGACTTAGCACTTGCATTAGCAAATATATTTACGCCAAACCACGCTTGTGAAATATAGTTAATATAAGCTAACAGCTTATAAGCAAGTTGTATTATTCTTTCAATTATAGGTTGCAAAGCACTGGCAAGAGCATATCTTATATATTCAATATCCGTTGCGATTTTCTCGTTATATTGTGATAAAGTGCTTATTGATTGTCGAATAAACATATATGCAGAACGTACAGAAAATACTGCTAATGCCCATTTACCAATTTTTTTGATAATGCTTTCAGTAGAATTACCAACATTTTTTAAGTTTTCTTGTATTTCTTCTAATCTATTTTTTTTTGCTTCTTCATTTGCTTGTATTATTTCATTTTTAACATCACTAATGTCTTGTTTAGTTTGTTCAATTTTGCTTATTTGCTTTTGATAAGAAGCCTCGGCTTTATCCAATTGTTGATTTAATTTTTCAACTTGAGAATTATACTTTGCTTCTTCTCTAGTTAATTTTTCTTGTTGTTTATTTAAAACATCTAATTGTGATTTATATTTGTCAAAATCTTGATATTCAAAACCTGATAAACTTTTACCTGAATCTATTTTTTGATTTATAATATCAAATTGAGATTGAATAGGACTTTTTTGTTTATTTATTTCATCTTGTTTTTTCTTAACTTTATCTAATAATTTTAAAGTTTTTCCTAATTGTTT